TCTCAAGCGCCATATAGAGAACTTTCTCTTCTTTGACAAGGAATGGTCGAAACTTAATTGGTTCCTTTGTTGATGGAATCACTGTTTCAAATTCAGGTGTAACTAGCTTTGGTAAAGCCATAGCATAATCTCCATATTATATTAAAATAAATTTCCTATTTTTGGTAGCCCAGTAAAGTTCACTCCAGATTTTTGTCCAAATGATGATAGTATCTTTTGCGGATTAAGTTTTGTTCTCGCTTGATTCTTAATACCAGCGACACTAAATGGTAGATTTAATCCACCAGCAATCTGTAGCCCATCTTTACCAATGCGTAATTGTGTTCCGAGTTTTGATTGGTCTCTTTCTTCGAAGTATCTATAATTTAAAATAACATTGAGTGTTTGCATTTCCGGTTGTGACCAACTCATGGATAATGCGGTTATTGAATCTGGAAAAGCATCGATCAAATCAATCGCATATGTTTTGAATCCTTGCTGATCTAATTGATAAATCGTAATGCCTTTTTTACAAACATAATCATCATAATAACCAATGTCAAATTGATTTCTTTTTTGATCCGTATTAAGATTTGGGTTGCGATGAAGACCACCAATAAGATCCTGCCAACGCATAAAGAACTCACGTTCTCTTAAATCTGGGCTACATATAATTTGAATATCTAATGGAACATAATTTAAACGACCTCCCATTTTATAGGGCACGCCATAATCACTATATACGACAGGTTCTACGTTTCTTCCTGGTAATGTTACACTGCTGATACGAAAACTCAATGAACTTGACAATCCAAAGCTGCTGCCAACTTTTGAAAGAATATCGCCACCAATCTCAACTTCAAAGTCGCTTGGTCTTGCAAAGCCAACACTATGCATCTCAGCAGTAAATGCGTCAATATTAAATGCCATCTTATCTTCCTTATACCATTGCTCTTGAGTCACGCCAAACTTTTGACTTGGAACTCTTTTTGAAACGCTCTAGTGGTAAGAACAATGCTGTATCCCAGTCTGTAGAACTAATCTCTAAAAAACGACCACGCACATGTTGATTTAAATACATTTTAAATGTCGGCTTGTAATACTTGTACTTGCTGATGCCTTTCAATATATTATATCTGAGTTTCAATTTAGTTGAATCATCGTATTTGCTATTTGTCGTCAAATCATATAAAGCATCCATCAGTTTCGCACGAAGTGGTAGTGGTAAATAATGCAAATTGATGCCATGAAACCCACCAGGAACATTCTGCACCTTAAAGATTAACGGAAACGTATCGTAATATGGTAGCGTCTTCTTATGTTTTGGATCATAACCAAACAAATACATCTTTCCAATAGCGGCTCGATTCTTCAGTTGTGTACGATCCTCTTTCATTAATGACTCAGGTGTTACTGATGTTTTCTTTGCTTCTTTTCGAAACCATTCACGAGCAGCATTAGTTCGAGCAGGAATCTGACCAGCACGAACACCTTTTGCTAAAATAGAATCAAATGTATATGCAACCAAAGTAAATCTCCTTTGACTTATTTATAATAGATTCACTTGATTCCAAGTTCATTCTCTGTAAGTATTATAAACTTGTATTTACGGTCTTTACACCACTCTAATGCTGCATCCCATTTATATCGATTGACCGCATATGTCTTGACTTCGTTAATATACTTACGAGTCATTCTCTTTTGAATACGTGGTTCTTTTGTTTGTGCTGATGGTTTAATCTCAACAATCCACTCTTCAATACCTTTGTTTGTTTTTATTTTAAGATATACATCAGGAAAGTAACGATGCATCTTACCATCAATTGGGCTTCGATATGGTATAACATGCTCTTCGCTTGACCATTGAAGAACGATATCCGTATAGTCACACCACTTGAAATACTTTAATTCCCATGATGATCTATATTGAATATTCGTCGGGTCTCCTCTATACTTATGAGGATTATGTGGTATATATCTGCCTTTGATGGTTTTCATTATAAATATACAAAATAGTTTCTAGTTAAGGATATTTATAGATGGTTAGACCATTACCTCCAAAATTCGACAAGGGTAATTCTACAAGGCAAAATAGATCCGACCTTTCTTCTGCCTTAGAAAAACAAGAAAAATCAACTTTTTTTCCACGTAATATAGTAGAATTAGATCATTGGATGGCTTTTAGAATAAACCAACATAAATTACTGAAGAAAAACGATTTTCCATTTTCAGAAGATATTCATAGAATATTTTTACCATTGCCGTTACAGTTGTCAACTGCATACAATCAAAGTTATGACTCTGGTGGAATTGGAGCTCCTGGTGCTGCTCTAGCTGGACTCGCTCCAAAAGTAGAAAGCGCCATTACCTCAATGGTTTCAAATATTCAAAATGGTGGAAATAAAAGAGATGCGGTTCAAGGAGCTACTAAAAATGCATTTGATTCTGTTGGTGGAATTGGTGGATTATTAAAAGAAGGCGGAGCTGCTCTTGCAGCAGGAGTTATTAAATCAGCAGCAGAATCTCTTCCCGGAGGTAAAGGTGCTTTAGGTGGTATTGGCATTTCAGTTAATCCATATCTTGCTATGATATATTCATCACCAGAACTACGACAACATCAGTTTAGTTGGAAATTAGTTGCTAAAGACTATACCGAATCTTTAGCAATTTATAAAATTATAACATTATTTAAATATTATTCTGCTCCTGATGTAAGTTCTAAACTTGGAGCATTGTCAAAACATCTTCTTGAATATCCACAACAGTTTGATATTGATTTTCATTATGACGAATATCTTTATAACATTGGACCAAGTGTATTAACAGCTATGTCAGTCAACTATCATCCAGATGGCGTATTATATCATTTTAAAGAAAGTAATACAAGACCAGACGGCACTGGTGGAACTAAAACAGAAAAACTTCCCGTTGCTGTTGAATTGTCAATCACATTACAAGAAACTTCTATTATTACTAAAAAAGAAATTAATGAGCAACATAGGTAAAAAAAATGACATTCTTTTTCGAAAATCACCCAAGAATATCCTATGATGTTCAAAAGAATGGTATTTCTCATACTGTTCAGAATCCTCTCGTGCGATTCAAAATTCAAGAATTGTTAAAGAGTAGATCGGCTTTATATTACACACATGACATTGAGGAAGGTCAAAGCATAGAATTTATTGCTGATAGATATTATGGGGATTCAACACTCGACTGGGTAATCTATATTGTCAATGATATTATTGATCCCCAATATGATTTACCAATGGACTATCAACAGTTCGTTGCGTATGTTAAATCAAAGTATGGTTCAGTTGAATCTGCATTGAATACAGTGCATCATTATGAGCATATTATCCAAATACAGTCTGTGTTATTTGATGGCACGATTGTTCCAGAAAAGGTAATTGTTGTTGACGAAACGACGTACAATACTCTTGTTTCTACAGAAAGGCGTGAAGTATCAAACTATACATATGAAGAAAGATTAAATGAATCCAAACGGACAATTAAAGTTCTTCATACAGATTATCTCGGTCAGTTTTTAGATGAAGCAGAAAGAATTTTTGAATAATGGAATATACACCCGGTGATATCGAATTAAAAAATATTACATTGTATAATTATCGTGGTAATTTCAATGAAATACAAAATATTACACAAGAGTTTACCATTTTCCATGATTTGATGGACAATGGTATTTATTGTGAATTATACATTCTTGATGGCAACGGAATTGTTGAAATGTTACCGATTATCGGTGACGAACTTTTAGTTATTAATTTTAGAACTCCTACTTTTGATAAAGTAAGATCATATATTTTCAGAGTTTATAAAATAGACAATAAAACAAAATCAAACGAAAGAACGGATGGATATGTTCTTCACGGAGTTTCTCAAGAAATATTAAATAATAATAGAAAATCTGTAAATAAATCATACACAAACCTTCCAGCATCTTCTATTGTTAAAAACATTTACAATGAATATTTAAAACCAAACGAACAAGATTTTTTTATTGTGAAAAAGAAATCTCTTTATGTACAAGACACATTAGATAATCATCATGTAGTTTTTCCTGGTGAAAAACCATTCACAGCAATCAATACAATGTGTATGGAAGCAAAGGTGAGAAATAATGGTAAACTTACTCAATACGATTTTATTAATAAAAAAATAAGTGAAGAAGAATATTTTGATAATAGTGAAGCATCTAACTTCATATTCTATGAAAGTTATGATGGATGGCATTTTAAAACCATTGATAGTTTACTTTCTCAAGAACCAGTGGATAATTATTATTTTACCAATGCCAGAATTGAAGATAAAAATGAAGGTCAAGAAACAATCAAACCATATCAAATTATTAGTGATTTGAGTTATGAGAAACAATTTGATACACTTGAGAATATGGAAACTGGTTTATACTTTCATAAAGTAGAAACTATTGATCCAATTACAAAACGATTTACAACAGATGTTTTTACATATGATAAAGATAGAAAAAAAATTAGTCATTTAGAAAAAGATAAAAATTTATTTTCAAAAAAATCTATTTTTAAAAATTATACCGACACATCTTTGAGTTATTATATGCAGTCTAACATTGGCGAAAATTATAATAAAGCATCATATTTGTCAAGTGCTATTAGTACCGACCCACAAATTCGTAATCCAAGATATTTACACAGTTTTTTTAAATATGAAATTGTGTCAAGAATTCAATTAAATAATATTGTATTAAGTATTGGAATTCCTGGTAATACAGATATTGAAGTTGGTCAAGTAGTAAACATTCATATACCACAAAATTCTGGTGTTGAAGAATATAAAAGAAAAACAAATATATTATATGGAACGAAGTTTTTTATTACTGCTGTAAGACATACTTATAATAAAGTGGATAACAATTTCTTCACTGTATTTGAAGCAGTAAAGGATACATATGCAAAGGGTGTTGTTGAAGAGACTCGTGATATAATTGATGAGGATGAATAATGAAGAATCTTGGTGAACAGTTTATCTGGTGGTATGGAGTTGTAGAGGATCGTGCTGACCCTCTTGAACTTGGTCGTGTGCGTGTCCGCTGTTATGGTTGGCACACAGACAATCTTGATGACCTTCCAACAAAAGATTTACCATGGGCACAACCAGTTCAAGATATCACATCTGCTGCAATTAGCGGTATTGGTAAGAGTGCGACTGGTATTGTAGAAGGTACATGGGTTGTTGGTTTCTTTG